TATACAAAGGTTTGTTTTCTTTACACTAAAAATACAGGGCGGTGTATTTGGTCCTGCCCATTTGTTTTAGTTAAAAGAAAAATAAAGTAGATATATAGATTGACAAACATTGTTGATGCATGTTAAAATTGGGTTTATTCGATGGAGGACAGAATGATTAAAAATATTGTGATAGTTGAAAATAATGATGTGACATTAAATGTTAAAGAGGTAAAGGCTGGTGATATTAAAGTTGGACATATTGTGTTTCACGAAGACGCCATTTGTTTTGTCAAACATAACACCCCATCCGGTCAAAACGGTAATGGAATTTATTACACCGATTTGGTAATGGTTAACAGTAATATGGGGTCAATAAAATTAATGGTTCCAGTTAATAGACTTTTTAAAACAACAATTTATAATAAGTAGGGGGGAATAGTATGGATATGAATGAGATTAAAATTGTTGCACTTGAAAAATCTCTTGAACATTATGAAGAACAAATAAAAATTGCAGATGACTTTTGTAAAAAGTTAACCATTGAAAGAAATAAGATTATGGATAAAATAAAGACCCTTAAAACAAATGTTATTATGTCAGCCGTTGATGGTGTATATGGTAATATATCATTTTGGGATGAAATTACGCGTATGATAAGAGATGAAAATCATGAAATAAGATTAAATACGAGTGAAGATATAAGTGGATACCTTGAATTTGATAAACATTTGGGTTTGGTGGCACGAACTGGTCATGTGGGTGTAAAGGGTTTTAACAAATATGGTGGTAAAAAAATCGTTGTAATGCTAGGTGGTGGGATGTTTTGGATTTTAGATTAATAAAGTATGGTGATGGTGATTATTATGTTGAAGAAATAGTTAAGGCGTGATATTTAATGATGATGATATGTAAAATGATTAAGAACCGTATGATAGAAGGTAGATATGTCAACACTTATTTTATTAGATAAAAATGAAACAACATTATATGAGGTTCCAATTGATGACAAGGGTTTATTTGATATAATCCTAGATATTCTTAAAACCTCCATGAATTTAGTGTTGGTTGGGCTTTTTACCAATGGGGTGGTTAATAGCTCTGATGTAGTAAGAATATCCACAGATGATTTAATATATAGTTTATATAATTCAACAGATAAACCAACACCAGAAGCAAGTAAACTTATTAAATATTATGATAAAGATATTGATTTAAAAATAAACTACTTTAAAATACCACCAATTGGTGGGTGATAAATTGACGCATGTTCCGAATTCATGTTATAATGAAAAAGATATTGAAGGAGGAACAATGAAAGTAGGCATATTTAAATTAACCGGAAACAATAAGAGTATGAGGGGCAAATTTGTTGAGATAATATGTCCATTATGTGAAAAGACCAAATTCATGAGAGGTGACCACATCAAAAAGGCTAAATCTTGTGGATGTAAATCATTTGCTAATTTACCAAAGGAAGGTGAAAAATATGGGATGCTAACAACCACTGGAAAACATGGAAAGAATAGTGATGGTAGAACCACAGTAGAATGTGAATGTGAATGTGGCTCAAAAAGATTTTATAAGTATACCGATATAAAAAGGAGTAAGACAAAGACAAAATCATGTGGGTGTTACAGACCAATAAAAACACATGGAATGACCGGTACTTCAGTATATAGCACATGGGAACACATTAAAAGAAGATGCAATAATCCAAAAAATCACAAATATCATAGATATGGTGGGCGTGGTATAACCTATGACAAGAAATGGGAAACCTTTGAAGGTTTTTACGAAGATATGGGGTCAACATATAAAGAAGGTTTGCAGATAGATAGGATTGACAATGATGGTAATTATACCAAAGAAAATTGTGAATGGGTTAACAACATTAAAAATCAACAACATAAATCCACAACATATGAACTTCATTTACCAAATGGGGATATTTCATCTTTAAAAAGTTTTTGTAAGTTTCACAAAATCCCAAATTATGTTGGTGTTTGTGAAAGTATTAGAAATGGTGAAATATCAGTAGAAGGATTTCAAAACAAATATAATTGACAATAACAATCGATATATGATATAATAAAACAAGTTTTAAGGAGAGATTAAACTACATGAAAAAACAAACATTTAAACAAAGTATAACACCAATTCAACCAAAGGTTACACATAAACATGTCCAATATCTTGGCGGACTAATTCTTGAGCCTATTGTGGGGATCCACCGATATTTGATGTCTGGTGATATAGATTCCCACTATCCCGTCCACTATGATGTCATTAGGTGCCGGATTTGAGAATATAAAGACTATTGATCAAATCCCGTATGATTTTAAAAATGCATTGATTGATGTTAAATATCAGTTCAATACATATGATATCGCACCGGATGAACATAAAAGTTTTGAATACACAAAAAAGGGTGATGATTTGGTTTTAAAAAATGGTATAGGTAAGAGTAAAACATTTAAGCCTGAAGAACAAATCATAGTAATGGATGAGCGTAAAAAATTGGTGTATAGAAACTCATTTGACCAAATTAGAGTAACAGACAGGCTGGCATTTGATACACCAACAGACCACTTCAACTTAATAACACTCAAAAATAATGACCCACTGTATGTGCCATCCCTAAAGTCAAACATACAATTAATGGTTGAACATGGAAAATTTGATGTTTTGGATTATTACAATAAAAAGTACAACTATTCAATGGGTGCCAATATAGTTTGGTTTGATAAAAGTGTTCAAACCATATTATTTAAAGTATTGAATTATCTGTATAAATATAGATTTAATGTTAAAGCATTGATGGGTGATTTAAAAAGGGAATATGAATTAACAAAAAACAATGATATATTAAAAAGGATTGCAACGCTTGATATAATACAAAAAGCATTTAAAATTGGTTTAAATAGTGGATATGGTACAATTGGTTCTATATATTTTAGATTTTACAATAGGGATTTAGCTAACGCCGTTACAGCATCGGGTCAATTTGTATTAAGGGGTATGGTAAAAAACACCAATGAATATTTTAGGAAAATAACAAAAACCAATGAAGATGTTGTTGTATATGGCAACACCGATTCAATGTATTTCAGTGTTGAAAAAATGGTATCAAGGTTGAGCAGGTTGAAAATATATGATACAAATAAGGCTCTAACAAATGATTTATTAAAGTTTTATGAAAAGGGTATACATCCAATGTTTACAAATAGTTTCAAAGAATCATATGATTTCATGAATGTAAAACATGATTATTCAGGTATAAAAGTTGAAAAAATAATTAAAGAGGGTATATTTTCTGCAAAAAATAGATACTCATTAAGAATAATCTATGATGAGGGTAGATATTATGAAGAACCAAAAATTTCAAGTGTTGGTATATCAACTAAAAATATTAAATTTCCTAAACTGATGTCAGAATGGTTTAAGATCGCAATAGATATTATATTTAATGGAAATAGAAAAGAATTAATGGAATATGTTGAAATGCGTAAGTTAGAATTTATGAAATTACCACTAAATGATATAGCAACATTTGAATCCGTTAAAAAAACTGGAAAATACATAAAGAGATATGACAGTACTATATACAGTATACCTGAAACAAAAGAATTAATGGTGAAAGATAGAATAATAGAAAATGGTAAATATATACTAGCAAAGGGTATATCTCCCCAATTAAGAGGTGTTGCATTTCACAACCATCTTATAAAAAGGCTTGGTCTTGTTGATGAGGTTGAAAATATTAGAGATGGTGAAAAGGTGAAACATTTAATTTTAAAAGATGGAAACAACATTAATGGTATAGATAAAAGCATATGTTATAGAGATGAATCACAATATGTCATGGATAAAATATTTTCAGTTATTGAAAAATATGTAGATAAAGATAAACAGTTCGAATCAGTATTTTTATCATCAATTGAAAAATTAACAAAATCAATTGGTTGGGATATGTCAGAAAAGGGTATTGAAAATGAAAAAAATATTGATAATGTGTTATCCTTTCTGGATTTATAAATTGACATACATCAATATAATATGTTACAATTTATTTTAATTTATAGGGGTGTGCTGTGATGTTAAGTAATAGTGATATTAAGATAAACAATGAGTTCTATCATTTAACAATAAAAAAGTTTAAAGAAATATACAATCCAGATGATGATAATATTGTTGGTGTAATATATGAGGCAATGAATTTAATAACTGATGACAGTTTAGATGACCAGATTTTTAAAGATATAATCGAAAGAATGCCAGATTTTTTTAAAGAATTTGTTTCAAATAAGTATGAATTGTGCGGTGTATATTATTCCTCTATAAAACAATCAAGCACAAATATATCAAACATATGTGATTTTTTGGGTATATAGGGGGATTTGATGAATAAAAACAAAGAATCAATCAAGGTATTATTTTTGGACATTGATGGTGTTTTAAATAGTGAAATATTTTATGAAAGAAGATATAAACAACGGGTAAAGGATGCTATGAACGGTCTTTTATTAAAAGAGTCAACAAAAGTTGAATACTTATTGGGAGAGTTAGACCAAAAATGTATCAATATTTTAAACAAATTTATTGAAGATACTGGTGTTAAAATTGTTTTATCCTCAACATGGAGAAATAGTTCTGTTTTTAATGGCATAAAGGATATTAATGATTTTTTTAAAGGGGCTGGATTGATAGGTGAATTCATAGATGTAACACCTAATATCAGAACAGATGGCTCGTATAGAGGAAATGAAGTTGAGTTGTGGTTAAGGAGAAATAAACATCTTAATATTGATGAATTTGTCATATTTGACGATAATTCAGATTTTCTGCTTTGGCATCAAAATAATTATTTCAAGGTGGATCAATATTGTGGATTGACACCAACTGTGTGTTATAAAGCTTCAAGATTTATTAATGGGGTTAAAAGGCACCAATAAATAAAAATGGATTTTAATGGGGATTAATATATGAAGGGTAATTATAATGTTGAAAATTTATTGGAAAACGCCACAAAAATTGGTGGTACATACATTGATTTGAAGAGATACATTGAAATAAACAAAGCCACAAAAAAGAAAATTGAAGAAGAATTGAGAAAGGTCGTAAAAAGTAATAAGTGGTCTGTTGATTTGTTTGATATGAACAAAGATGATATCGAAAAGTCAAAACCAATAAATTCAGTGGCTAATTTTTATGATGATGCACTGGATGGAAAAATAGAGTCTTTTGAACTGATACGTAAAAGAGAAAAAGGTGGTAAAATCCCGTTCTATCTAATAAATGATAGATACGAAGAATATGCTGATTATAAACAAGTTTTAAAGGAATTTCTTAAACAAGATGATGCTAAATTTCACGAATCATTTGGGATTGAAAGTTTTTATATATCTAAATCCAGACTGTTTGATGGAATCAAAGTATACGATAAGTCATTTAAACCATCATATGCTAGTAGGAACAATAACAATAGTGTTGATATATTCAAAGGTGATCAAGACAGTATGATTGAATACATCAAGGACATATCGGGTAAAGATGTAATGTCAAGATATATAATACCAGTAATGTTAAATGTATTTTCTGTGTCAAATTTTTTAAAGATGATAAATTTTTTTAAAAGCAATGATAATATAACAAAAAGGATATTGGTTTCACCTGATTTTAGAAAAAATATTAGTTTTGAACAGCCCATGATAAACGGTGTTGAAATAGACAAAAAGATTGAAATTCTTTTACCAAATCAAATAACGTTAAAACAGTTAGAAGAAACATATTTGGTATGGGTTAAAGATTGGATAGATGAAAATGCACCCATGACAATACCACCTGAAGATAGAATAAAGGAACGTTTAGTTAAAGCACTCAATATGTTTAAATGGAAAAATAAAGATGCCATAGAAGTTTTGATGGATTTAACCAATATTATTAATAGAATTTCTAAGGTGGCAACTCCATCCGTTTATAGGCATATCTTTAGAGAGTTTTTATTGTTGGCTAAATCCAGACTTGGTGAAAAAGGGGTTACATTATTAATATCTGATAATTTATATGCCGGAAGCCCCTTGTCGGAATGTTTACTAGATAATTCGGTTGCAATAGACAAAAATAAACCAATCCGACTTCTTATTGAAGAGTTATCCAATATCATTTCATTGAAATCTTTTAAAGAGCTAATGTCCAATAAATCCATGTATTTTAAATTAAATGGGTTGGAGGATTCAATAAATGATATGGCGATGTTTAAGGAAAACTTATCACAAGAGATGGAAAAATCAAAAGAAAAGGATTCTGATGGTGGTATTGGTGATATGGTTGATGCGGTATTAGATACATTTATTAAGCTTGTCCCAAACCAAGTATATTTTAAAAGACTTGACTATGTTTTAAGAGAAATGGTTGATTTAGAACTTGGGCATAGAGATTGGAAAATTTCATCTGTATCATCAAAGAAAGATACCATAAATTTTTATAGTGTTGAAAGCGAAATTGGTTCAATAGGGTCTAATGTACAATCACAATATAAAACATTGTTAGAGGCGGAATTTTCATTTAAAGATACTGGTGATGAGTATGATAACTTTGAATCACAACCAACCAACAAAGTTAAAATATCATTAATATTAAAACATAAATTAGGTAACCCTTTAAAATGGGATTTTTCGTTTATAATAGATGTAAATGGTGTTAATCATATAAGTAATAGAAACAAACTCACATTAAATAAAGCAATGATAATATTAATAAGCATTATTAAAAACATAATAATACCTTCAAAAATAGAACTTGACCAAAATAACCCAATGGCACTGTTAATGGATCAGATGGTTTTACTAATAGATAATAAATCTTTAATAGATGAATATGATTATTTTAGGTTCCCATCAATTCAACCAACAACATTTTCTGTTAGCAAAAACATATTAAGTATCGAAAAGCACATTAAACAATAAACCTATGACAAAAAAAGCATTGGTCATTTTACCAATTGCGTAAATATACCTTCTCATGTTTTAATGTAATAGAGGTTGAATTTATTAATCTTTAGCAATTAATGGGATGATGGAGGTTGTTATGGGTATCACTTTTTTAGAAAAATTAGACGAAGCAATTAAAAATGAACAAACAAAAAAATTAACAAACAAAGAATTAAAGGCAAAAAAATATTATGAACCTGTTATTAAAGATGGTAAGGCAATACTTGGTGTTTTTGATCAAAATGATGTAATGGTTTGTACATGTGAAATTTCACTAAATAACGCATATGATGATATAATAGATTATTTAAAAACCAATCACAAAGAAAAAGGTGAATATATTAGACAAAATAAAGGTGCCTTTCATTTAATGAGTGAGGGTGAAAGTAGACTTACAATTGTTACACCTAGTAAGGTCAACATAAAGAAGATTGAGGAATCAGAAACATTAGAAACACCAATTGTTCTAGATAGTCAAAAATATAAATTGATAACAAAATCAAAAAGTGTGCATATTGTTAATGGGCTTGATGGTACTGCACTATGTGGAACAAGGGGTAAACTTGAGAGATGCTCTATTGATGAAACAACAACATGTAGAAACTGTATTAGATTGTCAGGTGAAACATTAGCAGAAAAGGTTGATAAAGTTGATGTTATTAAAAATATTGAAAAAGATGATGCCTATTACATAATATGTAATGAAAATGATGACCCAATTAAAAAGAGTAATAAAATATTAAAGCATTATATATACAATAATTTAAAAAAGGCAACAGAGGGTATTAAATATATTATGAAAAATAAACCAAATATAACACCTAAGATAATAGTTTTGGAACCAACCAATAACAAAGGTGAACTTTCAATTATATACCACACAAATGGCATAATGTATAGAGATAATAGGTTAATAAAATATTACTACTACTACAAAAATGATAAATATGGCACGCTTACAATTAACAAATTAAATAATGATTTCAAAGGTTTGGGTGCATACTTAAAACAATATACAAAAACAAATATATATACAATATCAGACATTGGTTTATAAACACATTAAACCTATGTTATAGAAGGCAACAGACAATGCAATAAATTTTGGTGTTGTTGAAGAACATGAACCAACATATAAAGAATTAATGGAAGATGCCAAAAACAGTTTAGATAAATCACAAGAGAGTGGACAAGTTATATTGACAGCATCACAAAAGCCATCAAACAGAATGGTTAAGTTGACAAACATAAAACTAAGTGAAAATGAGGTAGAAATGTTATCCCATCAAATGAATGGAAGTGGAACATTTGCGGGTTTGTTAGAGGACAACTTTAGTTGCCAAACTGTTGAAAATTGGCATGAATTTACTGGATTTTCAAAAATAAAATATCTGGTTTAATATCTTCATTAACATTAAAAGGTATATTACAAATTGAGGACAATAGAACATGTGTTGAAGTTAAAAATGGTAAACAAGTTAATGTTAAATTATTTGATTTATATTGGATAACAGAATATTTTATCACAGAGATATTGACAGAAGATGAAAGAAATAAACCTTTAGAGGAATTATTTGATTTTAGTAACAAAGTGATATCAACTGATTTTAAAGTTGGCGTACTAATGGGTTTAAATAATGAACCAATATTAAAGAAAAATGGTGGCGTAATGACTACAACATCTGAAGCAAGTGAAAAGTCAATGATTGCAATGAATAAAGACTCAATGATAAAGGAATATGAATATAAAGAACATATTACAGTTGAAGAAATGAAAAGTTATGAACCAGTTGGATATGGTATTGTAACCCTATTCATATTGGTTGATGAAAACTTAAACCCATTGGTTAAAGAGACAAAGAAGTATAAAAAGAATAAAAAAACAGGTGAAACAAAAGTATCTATTAAAAAGGGATATTACATATTTGACAATAAAAAATCAACATTAAACGGATTAAGACAAAACAAATCCAACCCAATAATTGCCTGTTATGGCCCAACAAAATAATTAATCAGTATACACGATGGGTCAATTGACCCATTTTCTTTGCCTTTCCTTGCGTCTAAACAGTTAAATAGGTGCAAACCCACCCTTAACGCTATTAAATGCAAGGGAAAGGCTTTCAATAATTGTAAAAAGCGGTGCAACCGTGTTAAAATTTTTTAATAATGATGTGATGGAGATAATATGAATCATTTACTTAAAAAAGCAACTAAATGCCTTATTAAATCTAGTGATAGCAACGACACTAGTTTATTATATGTCAACTTCAACTATTTTATTTCACCACATATTAAGGACACCTCAATACCTTATTTCAAAAATATGGGGTTAACAAATTATAACATAATGAAAAGGGTGGAGAATGGTGAGGGGCATTTATCAATTGAATTCGACAATAGAGAGTTTGAAATATTTGTAATAAGAGGTAAGTTACATGGATTCTTGAACGGTACATTGATGTCACTAAATCAGATGTATCCATTAATGATGAAGTGCAGGGAAATATATGTTAATGAATTTAAAAATTTAAAAAATAAGGCAATAAAGATGGGTAAAATATACATAAATGTTAAAGTACTTTATGTGGACTCGGATGTCAATGAGTTTAAAAATATGGTTGTTGATATATTAGAAACAAAATATAATATAGTCATAGATGAGGAACTAAATGAATTCAAATATTAGTATAGAGGATGGTAAATTAACATTTAAGAAAATGATTAAATTTATCATGAAAAATGATGATAATGAATATTCATCAATATATTTTAATATGATAAAAGATTTTATCAAATCTGAATACTTAATGTTAGAGGATGCCAAACTGCCTATATTTTGGGATGGTATAGTTGATTATGTTGATAAGTATAAAAAGATTCCAAATTATCAACAATTAACAAATGTCGTATATTTTAACAATAAGAAAATAAAACCTGAATATATATCGGCTGTTATTAATTCAATAAAAGATCAAGACACATCTGTAATAGAAAATAATAATGATTTTGCAAAAAGTTTAACACAAGAATTTATTAAGGATAAAGCGACAGAACACATATTAACATCTTCAGCCCAACTGTTTATAAATCAAGAATCAAATGAAGACATGGATTCAAAAGTTAGACAAATAACAGAATGGTTTGATGAAGTATCAGCCATCTCATTAAATCCTGATTTAGGGGATGAATATTATTCATCGGCTGTAAGTAGGCATAAAGCATTATTTAATAAAACGTCCAAAATACCATATGCTTTAAATTATCTAAACAATTGTACATTGGGTGGTGCTGAAAAGGGAAGACTTACCATGTACTTTCTATCATCAGGTGTGGGAAAAACTTGGTTGATGTCAAATGATGTATCACATATTTTAAAGGAGACAGATAAAAAGGTCCTATATATTTCTTTGGAAGACCCCTCTGTATTAGGTAGAGTTGATCAAAATTTATTAAATAAAACCAAAGAAGAATTAATGAAAATGAGTGAAGAAGACTTAATTGCATCAATGGAGGATTTACAAAATAATTATGACATAAAAGATAGGTTCATGTTTAAGCATTTTCCAGCCAAATCGGTTACAATATCACAGATTGGGGCATTCATTAAGGAGCTTAATCTTAAAAGAGGGTTTAAAGTTGATACTGTCTTTATTGACTATTTGAACCTATTAAAAGAAACAAAAGGAAATTCATTATATGAGATGTATGGATACATGTCGGCAGAAGCCAAGGGTATGTCATCCGCACTGGATATTGATCTAAGGAGTGCTGTTCAAACAAATAGAGATGGATTTGCCAATAAACAGCAAAAAATGGTTACTGACATATTTTTATCTGAAATGGCCGACTCAATTGCAGTAGTATTTAATTCCGATGTGATAATTGGTGGATTCGTTAATGAAATATTAAAAGCCAAACAAGAATTATGTGTTAAAATGTTAAAAAACAGAATATATGATTATTGTGATATAAAGGCATTTGTAAAAACAGATGTTAAAAGGCAAAAGGTATGGGATGATAACATACCAATTGAAGAATTAACAATGGAGCAAGAATCAAAAATGTTGGATAAAATAGACCCGTCAATGGAGGGTAAAGATTGGGGTGCAATATTAAACGATATGAAATTAACAAGATAATCGGTAATATGACCAATTGTGTAAATATGTTTTCATGTGTTTTAATGTAATATGGGTTTTGACTTTATTAAAGGAGATAAATATGTTATATAAAAAATTAACTAATGCCATTAACAAACTAAGTACCAATCAAAGATTTATGCTTGGTCAAAAAAGTATGGCTGTTTTTTTGAGTGATTTAAAAGAATTTAATAAAAATGGGTGTGTAGGTGCTAGATTAAGAGGAAACTTTGAATGGTATTTAGACCTTTTGGCTGATTTAACAGAGGAGGAATAATGGCTGATATAGATAAAAGTTTTGGTCTAGATGAAAATAATGATTTGAAAATTGTTTCGGATGAAGAAGAAATCAAACAGAGTATCATTAATATTTTAACACTAGATGAAGGGGAAAAACCGTTCGATAAAGATTTTGGGGCTAAACTAAACTCATATTTACATGAGGACATATCAAATGGAGTTATTACTGGTATAGAAAATTTAATAGAGGAAACACTTAGTGCAAGAGAACAAAGAATATCAGACATAATAGCATATGCCGAATATGTTGATGAAAAACTTGTTATACGTGTTGAATATGAGTTTGACGATAAAAAATTTACTGTTAGTAATGTTTATTGATGGAGGGTATTAAAATGGTTAGAAATTCGTATTCCATAATAATGGATGCCACAAACAGAGTAAATAATGTTAATATAAACACGGAACACCCAATTAGATATGCCGAGACAATAGTAAGAAAACTTGGTCATGAAAATATTAAATTTGCTGATGAAAAAGACATAATAAAACAGTGTATAAATAAAGACACATTGGTGTTTCATAGATATTTACATGTTTTTAATGATGACAGTGTTAAGATATTGTGTGATGGTAGCCCAAGCCGTGCAATAAGGTCAAAACATGTTTTGGGTGATAAATTTGAGGAAATGATATCAGACAATGAACATGACATCATATGTGAAAAGTGTGAAGAAAAGATGAAAAATTGGATGATGATTTTAACACCCTATTTAAAAACATTGAACGGGTATATATTGAAAACACCAATTGGAGCAGAGGGTATTAAGTCAAGAGTATCAACTGATTTCAAATTATGTGCACTAGTAAATGGTGATGGAAATATCATTGGGCATACTACATCAGACGCATCTCTTAAATCAAAACTTGTTTCATTGGAAAGTATGGCTAATAGTATAACGGTGTATGAATGTGTACCAAATACAATATCAGATGATAAATCTGTTTTATTCGTTTTACATAATGAATTAGATGGAGAAGTATTTAAGTCATTAAGAATAGTAAAAAACAAAAAGGGTGTTGAAAGAAAAAAATACAAATTTCACACATATGATTCACTAGATAGGGCAACATACAATCAAAATTTAAAACCAAACACAAAGGTTGTTGGGTATGTTTTGACGGATGTTTACGGGTTATAACGAATCAATCTCCTTTACATTCCCTTGCACGGGAACAACTCAATACGACCAAATGTACCCACGACCACATTAAACACAAGGAAAAACACCATAAATATACATGTTGTGATTTATAATGGGAGAATTACATGGAATATGACAAACATTTTAAAACAAGAATTGATGAATCGTTTGATACTGATTTTAGGCTGGGATTACCGTTAAGGGGTGGAATGCCAATCTTTAATTCAAAAGGTGGCATTCAGTTCACAACATCAGAAGCAAGTGAAAAATCAATGATAAGAAAGGAGGCCGACTCCATACAATATATGGACAAATATGGACAGGTTAGGGGTGAGATGGATATTGAAAACATGCTATATGTTATTTCAAATGGTGATGGTACACCTTATATCAAAATTGTTAATAAGAAATTAAAGGGTAAAGAACTTAAAAAGAAAAAATATATGGTATTTGATAGCTTTAGCAAGGCAAAATTGTCCATTAAATTAAGTGGTTCAGAAGACCCCATGATTATTGTTGGGTATAAACCAAACAAACAAAGAATCAAGAAGCTTGGAAGACCAGCAAAAGTATACACAATAACTGATGGGTTTGAAAACATTGAAGGAACAGTTCAGGATTTAGCATATGAATTCAACGTGCCATTGCACAAAGCAAAAAATATAAATCAATTGTTAAGCTATCTTGGTTTGGCATATAGACTTGTTAATGAATCACATATGATTAATGAAAGTTATACTGGTATCACAAGAACAAGAATTAATTCTTAATTAAAACAAAATACATATAATTGACAATATCAAATCATAAATGTTATAATAATATTAGATTAAAGAACCTTTTAACAAGGTTCAATTTTGTCTAATGGTGTTTAACATTGGTTATATAACAAATTGTGTTGATATGCCAAAATATGTTATAATGTCGTTAGGTTTTTAAGGACATTTTGTCCACTTTAATTATTTGATAGGAGATTATCATGACAACAGAAAACACACAACCAACAGAAGCAACAAAAGCAGTTAAAGAAAGCAAAGCGGTAACATCTGATTTCAAAATTATTGGAATTTATAAAGATGATGAGTTAGTGTCAATTGCAACATCAGATGCGTCAAGACTTTCTAAACTAGTTGCACTTAGTGACAAAGAATGTGATGAGCATGAACTTGTTGAATTTGAAGAATCAGATGTTGAAGATATTACAGAATTTTATCTTTCACAAAATTCAAAAATTGCAAGTTTAAGTAAAAAGCAGACCAGACTTGGCACAGCAATTGATAAAGCTGAAGAAGAGATTAAAAGTATTGAAGCTGGTTCAGAGAAAGCTGAAAAATTGACTGAAAAATTAAATTCACTTGAAGATGAATTGAACACAGTTAATGAAGAATTGGAAGAGTTAACATTATTAAATGAAAAAATTGAAGATGATGAACATGAAGACAAAATTTATGTTTTATATTCAAAAGAAGATGGTAAGGTTTTCACATCATCAAAAACAGTAAAAAACAAAAAAGGTGTTGAGAGACAAAAATTATCATACTTTGTTTTTGGAACATACAAAAGAGCAAATTATGCATTAAGATCAAAAATAGATAGTTGTTTTATTAAAACATTTGTTCCAGTAAGATAATTCAAAATATTAGCAATCCATCCAGTTAGTTTAGGCAATGTGTTTAACGGTATCGATTGATATCATTACACATTGCCTTTTTTATATCGAGGAAATCATGGATAAAAATAATAAAGTAATAGGTGCCTTTGAATTGCCACGAGGTATAGACTCAATAAAAAAAACTAAAACCAAAATAAAAATAGCGTTGTTGGTGTATATTGGTATTTTAATAACAGTTAATCTTATTTTTACAATGATTTGTTGTGGATATATATAAATGAAAACAATTGTACTTTCAATAGATAATGAATTTAGTATCGGAGATATTAAAATGATGGTCATGGGATTGATAGAAAGATTTATTATTTCAAACATTGAAAATGTGGATGACATTAAAGATGGTGATATTTTTGGCTTTGAAATTGTTGTTAATGGTTTAGTGTCTAGTTCAGGAAACCCAGATGATTCGTTGGTTGATAAGGATTTATTAGCTAAATGTAAGTTTCATGGGTTCAAAATAATAAATTTAGTATCTTCAATAAGAAAGGTTGGGTTTAAAACAGTTTTTGATTTTTGTATTGTTGATGGTAATTCAAAGAATAGATATGTTTCGATAACAGCAACACATAAAAAAGGACCACAGCACAACATATACATTTCAATAAAAAAAAGAACCAATATATACATATGTTTAATTTAACAAACACGGGGCATTATGGGTTATAATATGAATGGTGGAGATAGTGAATTATTTATGGCTATACGTAATAATGATTTAATTGTTATTAAGAATCTTGTTAATTCAGGTGTTGATATAAACAATGATGAATATTGTAGTTTATCTGTTCTTGGGTATGCCGTTGTTAATGGAAACGATGATATATGTAAATATCTTATTGATGCTGGTGCTATATTCAATAAAGGTGAAAATATAATAGCTCACATCATCAGACATTATGAATTTTATAACATAGATACATTACGTAGAGCCATTTACGTTGGTGCTGATGTCAATTTACCAGATAGACATGGAAATAGTTTATTAACATTGGCCAATGAAATTCCAAATACAGTATACAATTATAACTTATCCATGAACCGTTTAGCTGTAAATAATAGCAAAGATGTTTTTGAGATGTTAATTAAAAATGGTGCAACAATTAATATTAACTAGTTTAATTTCCTTTGCATGAAATACACCAAGTCAACAAAACACACGTATAAAACCAACAAAATTAAAGGAAAGCAAAAGGAAACCGACTCTTTGTATATTGTAAATATTGATGAGCTTTTATTGTAGGAGATAAAATGAGATATAAAGAAAAAAACAGAAAATCATTTAATGAGGGATTTGTTATTAGAGGAAACAAGTTTACCCCTGAATTTTTAAAAAATGTTAGTAAAGATGTTGTTGATAAGTTGAAAACAGATGGTGGGATACAAAGTTCGATTATAATTGCTCAAGCTCTTGAAAACACCTCAAATATTAAAGAATATGTGTGGCTTTTGGCGGGTTTAAAACACAGTGGTGATATTAAAACATACATTAAAGAAAATTTTGCAAGACCAACCTTTGATATTAAAGAGGTTAAACCTGATTTAAAAGTGTTGAAAGGTATGGACATAGATAATGTTATGGGATATTATAATGCATTGGATGAACTTATTTTTGATAGGAATAAAGACCCATATAAGAAGTTGAAAGAGACAATTAAAAATGATACATTTTCATCCACATGGAAGGATTTAGATGGTGAGGACATTGTTGAAGAAGAGCTGATTAAATTGTTAACCATTACAGAAGCCATTGAAAATAAAGATATAGTAATAGAATACATTGGCGATGATGAAGATGATATAGAAACTTTTGAAGAAAGTGATGAATTTAAAAAAATGAATAAACCAGACACATGGGATTATTATAGAGATGAAGATGGTGAATTTCACATGTTTGGTACAAGTAAAAAATATGCTAAAATTTTAGGATTGTAAGCTTTTAATTTTTTTAACTAAAGCATCCTCAAATAACCACCTTTTATCCTGCTCTTTTATATTAAAATTTGTTGAACTAAACCCAAAATCATTCAAATATGTTGACCTGTCATGATTTACTTTTTTCAAATGTTCATTATTTGCTTTATCATATATGCCAATCACAATGTTTTTAACATAATTAACAATACCATACAAAAGCAACATTTTTAAAATAAATCCGGTCATTCCACCTATCATATATTTTGGTGTACTATTGTCATCTGCAATTTGTCTTTCTAGTGCTGAATCGATTCTAAACCCAATTGTTTCTTTAACATCATATGTATCATCAAAATATTCAATATTGTAATTATTTGTAACACCACCATCACAATATTTATCTCCATTAATTTTGGTGCTGGTAAACATTAGTGGAATAGAACATGATATTGCAATGGCCTTTGATATCTTCATATTTGGTGTGGTCATATGTGAAAATGTTTCATGAACTCTTCTGGTTGAATTATATACAACAACATGTAAATCCTTTAAATTGGCAACTTCACTATCATATATAAAAGAGTGTAATTCCCTAAATGTTAAATTTTTGTAACCAATTTTGTTTCTGATTAATTTTTCAACAGCTTTTTCAATTTTTTTATTGTTAACAACGCCTTGTCTTGTTATGAAGTTATATACACCAGAAAGTATATTGGTGGATGTTATTTTTTTTATATTAAATTTATCATCACTTAATATCTGGTATATTTCATTTCCACCATATCCAACTGAATATAAACCCCCAATTAATGCCCCAATACTTGTACCGGATACATTTACAATATTTTTACTTACTTTAAGCAAATCCATTCTTGCTATTGAGCCTGCATATGCTATTGCACCCCTGTAGCCACCACCTTCAAACACTATATTTTTAATCATATTTAACCACCTTATATGTAAGTACACCAGTAATCAAACCAAGTACAAAGACCGATATATATTTTATGACTTTATACTTATCGTCAACTGGAACCTTTTTCTCAATTGTTTTAATTTCTCTAATTGTCTCTGTCTTTATTATGGTTTTAGCCTTTTTTAATTTCTCTTGATTTTTTATGCACTCGGTGAAATCATCATCTGATATCATAAAATAAAATTCACCGCTTAGCTCGTAGGGGTCAACAATTTGTTTGTCCTCGTTAAGTATGTTTAATTCACCATTATTGTTAAAAGAGGCCACATATATGTCACCCCCATTTACTGACATGGACAACATAAAAAAAAGTGTTATTATGGCAATTATTTTCATATTTATTCTCCAAATTAATTATTTACTCAAACTAACATTAACCTTTTTACTGGAACCCGTTCTGTTTGTTAACCTGATATTAGATGCCCCCACTGCAACCTTAATGACTGTAGTATCCAACATCTCTCTAAATTCATCTGAACTAACATTCCAAGTCATACCACTGAATACGGGTGTTTTATCTGCATCAGTTGTTTGTAGTGATACTTCATAACAGAAAGATGACTCACCTGTTTGAGCCTTTACTGTATCTAGTAGAGATATTAAACCATCTTGAATATTTGTATTAGTTCCTCCACCTGTACCTGTATTAGTTATTGCTATTGAATTAAAAAATTCTATTCCTTGAAATGATTTAAATACAACCCTTAATGTATTAGTTGCTGATACTGATGCTCTAACCTCTTGACCTAATACAGATGTTAAACTATTTGCATTAATTTCATTTGCAATTAGCAACGCTGTTTTGTTTAAATCTGTATCGAAAGTTACAGTGTTAACCATAAATGTATCACCATCTAAAGCTAACATATAGGTTGAGCCAGTTGTTCCTGTTATTGCAAAAGTTTTAATTAAATCAGACCCTTTAATATTATTATATAGAGTTGAATCTAAAGTTAAAGGAACATTATATGGAGAAGGTAAAACTGTTGATGTATCATTTCCATAAAATTGTATTTCAGCTGTTTCACCAACTGAATCACATTCAACCTTAATGGAATTTATTGATTTCCACTGTGTTGTGTTTATTAGGTCTAACCTTTTTGCTGTAACTAAAGATGTTGATGTTGTCTTGGTATATTCATCTAGTATGTAAAATGGTACTGTTTCAGTACCAGTACCAGTATCTGCTGTGAATATTGTTGTTGCTGTTTCCATCGATACAACTTCCGATGTAGTTAGTGTTACCTTATTTGCATAACCTGTTCCTGTTTTAAATCCAAAAAGTTCAATTATTAAATTACTACTTTCTTCATATACATAACATTTTGATGAATTTATATATGAAGAATTTAATATAGTTTGCGGTTGTATATTTATAATAGACCCATCTCCTACTATTTTATCTATTCTAAATGTGTATGCACAATCAGCCCAAGCTATACAGTATTTATTTGAATTAAACTCAACTATCTTAAAATAATTAAGTCCATGTGGAGCTAGATTAACATAAGATAGACTAGTTTCTATACCATTTTTTATATAAACACCATTTGTACCATTACTAAATAGCATACCACCATCATCATAAAAAAAAGTTCTTCCACTAAAAAAATATGATGCTGAATATCTTGATAATGTTGTTAATAATACCATTTCATTTGTTTCTATGTCAAATGTATATATATTTGTCTGTTTATAATCTTGTAACATTACATAAAAAACACCATTATTTTCAGATATGTTTATTATGTGTTGCATGCTACGAATAATTGGGTTTGTGATTTCACCTAAATTTTCATTAGTATTAAAGTCATATTTTATTAATTCAATATTATCACCATAAACACTTCTACCTATCAATCCTATTTTAGTATCTTCATTATAATCTAAAAATATTGTAACTTGAGAATCCATATATGAAGAATTATACCCACCACCATTATAAAATGTATTACTACCATTAAAAAGGGTGAAAATATCTTTTGATGTAAACCTATTTGTGGCATTTAATGTTAAAATATCAAATTCAACTATATCGTAATAGCCAGACTCTGTCACATTTCTATAATACGTTGATACTTTATCAATATACATATATATTCGGTTTTTATGTTCATTAATTGTAAAATAAGGGTAGAAGTTTCCTATAGATTCACTAGGATATGTTTGTAAATCTATAAAATTCTTACTATTGTCAACCAATTGTAATTTTTGAGAGTTGGCGTATGTTGTTGCAGTTAATGTTTTCATTTTCATATCAACTGTTGCCGAATTAGCAAAGTTTAATGTGGGGTGTTTATCAGACACTTTTGTTACAATAGGTCTAATTTTATCATTAACATTTTCACATCCATCCAATACTAGATTGTCTATACCTAGTCTAATCGAGTCTTTTGTTGTTGATTCTGTAACAGTAATCTGTTTAGGAGTTGCACCTAAAATATGTTCCAACACCTTTGTTTCATTTGGTTGAAGATTAATATCTTCTATTGTCTGTGTAATTGTTCCATCCTCTGTTGTTACTTTAAATGCCGGTTTACCACCAATAGTAATACCATCTCCAGTAAACAAACCAGATTCTGTTATAAATTCTTCACCGTCTAATAATACCCTAGACAATCTTTCGCTGTCACTGCCTCTATCTTGAAGTATTTTAATTGTACTCATATTAATCTCCTTTAATATTGTTTAACTTTCCATCAAATCAATGATGTCAGTACTAATGTCAAAAGTATCACCACTGATAACACCAGACCCAAAATCCAATATTGTGGGTGATGGTGGGTTTAATAACTCAATACACGAATTAAATCCAATGTTTAATAATTTTTGGTCTATTGCATCTTGGTATGTTACACCCGTTAATTCCTCTATGGTATATATATTTAGAGTATATTTGTTTTCTTGATACCCAATATCTGAACAGTATGCCTTTGTTTTAACTTTTTCTAAACACAATCCAACTTTTGGGATATTGTCGATGTATTGTCTTGTATTATATCCCTCCACTAAACTATTTGAGTATAAAATAAAAAGAACTCCCAAAGGTCTAATTTCCTTAATAACCTCATGAAAAAAGTCCAAACCCACATCATCAACATTTAATAAATAAGTATTTGGTATATGTGTTTCTATATCATCATTTAAAAGTCTTGTAATAGATTCATTAACTGGTATGCCAAGTTTTTTTAATATCTCATTATCACTTTCAATGGTATTAAGTGAAAAATCACCTATTAAATGTCTATAAAAGTTAACAATCTTAATTGTACCTTTTGACTGATAATATTGATAACTTATATCCATGAATTTTTTTAAGTGGGGTCTTATTAACTCTTGTGTATTGACAGGGATATTAAGCATACTTATTTCATCTAACTCACTTAAACTCAATGTATTTAGTATTTCGTCAAAGTTGTTTATCATATTTATTGGGGATACACCATTATCACTAAATTTTTCCTCTTGCATTATATCTAGAAATATTTTAATGATTTCACCAAAATTAGAATTGGCATATCCAGCCGGTATGGCATTTTCTATTATGTTGGATAACCATTTTTTAGTCATACTAAATCTCCAAAGGAATAGATATTGGTGTTATATTACTTTGTTTTAAAAATGTTATCATATCTAAACCCGACACAATAACATCATTTATTTTTCCATTTATATCTATTTGTGTGAGTTTAATGTCAAGTGAACTGTTGTATAAAAATTCAAAATAAATATTTGTTTTGTTTGATATATTAACACTTGCCATCAATTCCTCCAATGTTATAACATTTTTAGAATTTAATATCATATTGTCTATTATACCTTGTACTGTTTGGTCTATCCTATACTGATAAATGAAAATAGCATCTTTACCTGCCAATGAAATGACTTCCCCACCAACAATAACATTATTTGTAAATTTAAATAGATATCCAACTTGATTTACCCCATTTATTTCTTTTGAATATCCAACGGTATCAAGATATATTGATGAGTTATCCAGTACTATTTCATCACCCCCAACAACATGTGTATAATACATGTATAGATCAACGTTTGACAATATATTGGTTGTTAATTCAAAAATTTTATGGATTTTGGTCCTTGCCATATCATCAACAACGGTGTGACTGTGCTTATAATAAGAGTTTAATATGTTGAAATCAATCAACCCATCAATTTTTTCTTGTATAATGGTTTGTTTTAAAAGAAGCTTGCTTATTGTGTTTTGTTTGTTTATATAGTTTTTCAATAATGAATTAATCGTGTTTTCAATGCTTCTATAACTATATGTGGAGTTGAATTTATATGAATATTCCAACTCTATGTCTATATTTTCAATTTTTCCAAATATAGGAACTAAACCAAGTTTCATTTTTGATTTTAGATAATTTATTGTGTCTTTATGTGATATTTGGTCAAGGGATGTCACACCATCCGTTTCATCTATCTTATACAAATAAATGAATATTTTACCAATTTGTATTTCGTTGATAGGAAGGTCATTTGACCCTATTATTTTATATTGATATTGTGGGAATAAATATTTTAAATATGTTTCTAAATCCTCTACACTTACAATTCTATCTTGGGTCTTTTTAAATAATGGTGCAATTTCCTTTATCATTTCTACTGATGTTTCATCACTCCCACCATTAGAAATATCAATATAGTTTGTATCATTAATAGCAACCAATCCATCAGGTAAAATAAACTCGGTTGACATAAAGCCGTTTGACTCTTCCCCATTTGTTATATCATATTCAACAATAACATTACCTTGAACTGATTTACCAAATTTACTGTTACTAAATATTACAATTAAACCATTTTCGTCTGTGTAATCCAACTTATAATATTGTTCATTGAAAACTGAATCATTATTTTTTTGATTGATTTCATTAAAAGATGAACTAAGTTGCTGTATTTCAACACCATCTAGATATATATTAAAGTTGTCATTTGATATGTTCCATTTATTTGACAAAATAACTTTATTTGATATATCATCAACATAAAAATCTTCTGATGTAAATAAACCTTGTTTGAATTCTATTCTAACAGGTGTCTCATTAAACACTGTTTCATTGTCAAATGTATAATACCATTTATTTCCATTTGGGTCCTGTATTACCAACACATCATCTTTATTATACGTAATAGCTGTTTCTGACATGATTTGAAGTATTATTTTAGATGGGGTTTTTCTCAAAGGTTCAAAACCGTTATCAAACATTTTTCTATATACATTTTTGTCCAGCTGTGCTGTTTGTATTGATGCCACCTCATTAACAGATATATCAAGTTCAAATGACAATAAGGTGTAAACATATGTCAAAACATCTATTAATGTGTTAATATTTGATCCATCATGATTAACACTAGCTAAAGGGCTACCATTTTCTATTGCCTTGTTTATAAAGTGTAATTTTATTAAAAATCTTGTTTCATCATAATCTTTATTTGTCATGGATATGTTCATGTACTACTCCATATTTTTACACCGTTATTTATATGTATTTGTTTACCCTTTTTGATAAGCATTATATATGGCTAACATTTGAGTGGCTGATTTTTTGCTACCAACAATTTCTTTTTCATTATATAAAATGTTGTCATATATTACCTTATTTGGAATTTTAATAACATTTGTCAATCTATCTATATAATATTTTCTTATAATTTTATAAAAATATTTGTTTGGAACCTTTTTCTTTTTTATTTTACCATAATCAAAGCTTAATTTTTTACCGGTTTTTAATCTACTTTTACCACCACCGTTACTTAACATTGCATTGATGGCCTTTTTTCTATGTTTTTGTGGTATCCAGTTAAAATTCACGACCAACACATATGCCCCATTTTTTCCAACACCTTTATCCAAAACATAGAATATTGGTAAAGAATCATATACCTTTATTATTTTTAGGGGGGTTATGGCATCATATATACCACTATAAAATTCTCCCTCATTTGGTATTACCTTATTTCTTTTTCGACCCCTTGGGTCCTTTTTAACATTTTGAATGTTATTGACACCGCCATCTTCTATTGGTAATGTTTTATAATCAAATTTACCACTCATTATGTCTTTTATATTAGCTGTTGCCTTTTTAAATTCGGCTTTTCTACCCATTTATCATCCATATTAAATCAAAGAGTGTTCAAAGGTTTCTATCTTGAATGATACATCAACTGTTTTATACTGACTTCCATCTGTATTGTTATATGAACCAATTGATACACCACTAAATTTACACTTACCAAATAGTAATTTAAGCATTGGATTTTTTTTGTTGGTTGTTATAAATAATGCTATATTTTTATGCTCATCAAGATTATTTTTACCATTAGACTTTATTATGTTGAACATTAAATCAACAAAATACAAATATGTGTATAATTTTTCATCTAGTAAAAATTTTATTGTGACATCACCATATTCAAGTTTATTGTCGTATATATATTTTGTTCCAAGATTTTTACCATTTTTTCCGCCATAATGTACAACCTCTTCCACACCAATGTTTAAATCAGGCACAGAAAAATCAACCACATAAAAATCAAGCTCTTTATTATCACCAATAGCCACTCTATAATTGTTTGATAAAGTCATATCAAGATTGTTGTTATATTCAAGCATAATAAGCCCCTACTCATACAAAAATATTTATGTTGTTCACCTTATTGAACATTAAAGATATTACAATTGAAAAAAGTTAGTGTGGTGTGTTATAATAGTTTAGAGTTTGAAAGGAGACGGGATGGACAAACAGGCACTTTATGTAAAAGAACATGGTGGTATGATACATTGCAAATGGTATGATAAGTCAAAAAATGAATATGTTAAAAAATCAATAGATAAATATGATCTTTCATTTAATGTTGAATCGCATGCCGGTGAAATTAAATCTACAAATGGTGAAAAGGTTGTTTCCATTGATTTCTATGATGTAAAAGAGTATAAAGACACTTTAAAAGAATATAAATCGATGGACATACCAATATATAATGATATCGCCGTTGGAGCCAAATTTTTGTCAGAAAATTTTCAATTAAGTGGTAACATTGAAGAAATGCTTGAATACGATAACAATGTACCAAGAGTGGCATGGTATGATATTGAAACAAAAATAGAGGGTGACATTGACACATTGAAAACACCCAACGAAATAAGGTCAATAGCTGTGTATCACACCCACGCAAAAGAAAGGGTTGTGTTTGGTTTTAAAGAGGATTTAGGGGAATCATTTATAACAACAAATGAGCAAGGTTTAAAACAAACATTATATTACCATCATTGTAAAGATGAAAGAGATATGTTAACACAATACGCTATGTATATAAAAAGACATGGTACCGATATCATGATAGGATACAATAGTGAAAGGTTTGATGATGCATACTTGATTAACAGAATGATAAATCTTAAAATTGACATCCCCATATCACCATTTAATATTAAATCAAGTACATATGAAAAACATGATCAGTGGGGGGGATATGAAAAGGCTACAATAATTGGAATGAATTTATTGGATTTCAAAAAGATGATAATGGAGTATTGGAAAAAACTGTCATCATATGGATTGGATTTTGTGGCAAAAGCAATACTTGGTAGAGGGAAGAAAACATATGATGGCAACCTAAATGATTTATATGATAATGATTACAAGGGTTTTATTGAATATAATATGGTGGATGTTGATGTGCTTGTTGAAATGGAAGAAATAACAAACTTTCTACCATTAATGTATACCCTATCTACAATTTTTTATGTCAATGTGGAGGACATACAAAGTATGACAATAGCATATGATTCTATAATATATAACGAGCTAAATCAGGGTTTAGTTAAAAGGAGTTAAAATGGAAATGGAAAATTTGATGTATTTAATATTTGGAATGTTTATAACGTATTTATTTACAAATATCATGATACTTAAAGGGGTATTAAAAAACATTGATAAAGGTGAACTTAATCTATATGATAAATTGGTTTTAGTGAGTCAATCGTTGTTTTTTGCGTTGCCAATGTTAATGTTTTATCTATCAATAGGAGGATATGATGATAGAAAGATATACAAATAAAATAATGAACGAAATTTGGTCTGAAAACTCAAAGTATGAGATATGGTTTGAGATAGAGAAGATACATCTTAAAAATGTGATAAATAAGTTTGGGATAGAGGGTGGTGGACAATTAATAAACATCCTACCAACATCATTATCTCATTATCACATTGAGGATATCAAAAGAATTGAAAATGAAATTGGACATGATTTGGCCTCATTTGTTGATTGGATGGCATCTGTACTTGAAAAACACGAGAAATCACATGGAAATAAATATCCAAAAATAAGTCATTTGGTTCATTATGGATTGACATCTTCAGACGTTGTTGACACCACAAATACAATAATGTTAAAAAAATCAATAGAAATAATAATGGAATCTATCTCAAATTCATCAAATAATTATCCTAAAGGGTTAAATAAGGTATCATTCGATAACATGCTTAATTATATGATGGCAAAAACCCATGGCCAACCTGTCGAACCGACATCAATTGGTGTTAAATTGGAATCATTTGGGAATCTAATAAGTAGAAGGGTTGACAGATTAGAGGATTTAATGTTTCCATTCAAAGTATCAGGGTCAACTGGACACGAGTGGAAAGCGATGTCTGTTTTATATAGAAAAACACAGGTTGAGGTGGCAAATAAATTTAAAATTAAATATATATTAAGTTCTACTCAGGCTCTACCTAGACAATATTATACAGACATACTATATGAAGTTTTTATGCTGGCATCTGAAATAAATAATGTTGCATTACAGTACAGATTAATGCATAGAGATGGGGTTATATTCAAAGAAAATACAATTTCATCACATAAAGGTTCTTCATCAATTCCTTTGAAATCAAACCCAATTGAGTTTGAAAAAATAAATGGATTATTTAGTGTAGTAAAAGGTTTATTTAATACATATTTAGATAATAATGCATTGTTTGATGAGAGGGATATTTCAAATTCAAGTATTGAAAGGGTTGTTTTTCCAGACATATTTGGATATGTATTGCATATGATTGCAACATTTAATCATGCTATTGAAAAGTATGAGTTCAAGGTGTGTTTAGACCCTATGATGTTAACAATATATGGTGATAAATCAACAGCACTTATTAATATCATAATACCAAATTTGAAAGATGACAGCGAATTAAGTAGAGATGATGTATATAAAATAGTCAAAAAAAATGCAAGAAAAAACTTAAACTCAAGTGAATGGAAAGAGCTAACCGGTGTTGACAATGTTAATGAGATGGTTGATTTATACTATCATAATAAACCATTTGATGAAGTGTTTACAAAGGTTTGGGATGATATATTAATGAAAGAAATTCCAAACTTATCAAAAGAAAGGGCAACAGAAATAACTAAAAAATTTTTATGTGGTAAAGAATCGGATGAGTATAAAAGAAAAGAGATTGCAAAATTTAAATTCTTATATTCAATAAGTAACAAAAATAAGGAAGTTCAACAGATGGGATTAAGAAAAGCCCAACCCAAGATTTATAAAAAATAAAACGGAATACACCTCCTTTACTTTTCCTTGCACGAAACAAACCAAATACGACCAAATCACCCCACATGTTGTTCCATGCAAGGAAAAGGGTGTAAATTATATAAATAAGTTACATTGGTCACCTTACCAATTGTGTAGATATACATTTGTGTGTTTTAATGATATATGGATTTTGAATCATGGAGGATAAAATGATTGATCTTTATGTGATATGTGATAGAATAAGTAAAATGCCCATTATTAATAAAAAAGGTCAATTTTTGGTATATACCAGTGTTAATGATGCGGAGGTTGGTTTAAGACAAAAACTTGGGTGCGAAATAATAAAATATATTAGAAATGAAGAATCAATACCTTTAGTGCACAGAACCGCATTAAAACTTTTTGGTGATTTATCCATTAATAATGATACCTTGCATATTATGTTTGATGAAAATAATATGCTTGTTTTAAATAATAAAAATAAACCAATAGTAAAAAACAATCTAATATCAGTAATTAGGATAATGAAATTAAACCCATCCTACATATCCCTTGAATATAAAAAAGATAATAATAAATAAAAATGAGTGTGGGAGGTGTATTATAATGAAAATACCATATAGTTATACAATAGAACAAATGGTGAGTGTACTTGTTCAATCTTTATATAAAAACATTGATTATATTGACCCAAATGGGGATTATAAAAAGCCTAGAGTAATATTTGGAAATGGTAGGAAGGATGTTATAGAAGACAAATATATTGATGATAGGTCAACTAAATTTGGAATAAAAAATATTCTGCCCGCAATATCAATTTCAATGAGTGGTGGGTATGAAGATATAGATGAGCTTAGACTTGTTAAGTCAAAAAAAATAATAATGGATAGCAATTTAAGAGGATATAACCCAATACCAAAGAGATTGACCTTTAATGGGCTTATTGAAACTGATAAATTAAGAACAATGTACAATATAATGGAACAATTGGATATAGTTTTCGATCAACAACATGTAATAGATGTTAAATATCCAATACTAAATGGGATGTCAATTTCAACCCAATTTTTATATGAGTTCGGTTCAATAGATGATGGTCTTGAAACATCTGAAGAGGATGATGATACAATAAGAGCATCTTTTACTATAACTGTTGAACCCGTATGGCTATTTAAAAAGTTGAGTCAAAAGGGTGATTTTATTACATTGCTTAATATAACTGGTTACACATTTGTTACTGAATTACCAAACCCTTAAGGAGAATTAAATGAATGAAAATTTCTTACCTTTTATAAATGTATATAGGAATCTATTTTGTATTTTATTTCCAGACAAGGCCGAACTAAATACACAGTTTGGAATTGATTTATCAGATTTTTATTTAATAGTAAAATTAGCCAAAATAAGCGATGGCACAAATCTGGTTTATAAAGGTCATTTAATTTCAACACCTCCAACCACTAAATCAGATGGTTTGAATCAGATAGATTTATGTTTAGATTTAGAAAATGGGGTTTATTCATTAACAGACATAGAAATTGTGGTTAACGAAATTAATCAAGGCTCAATTGGAAATTTATCTCTAAAACAAAATATGCTGTTTAATGTACCGTCAATTAATCAGTACGATACAAATATGTTAATTGGTTCAACCGTTTAATTTATACCGTTTATGTCATTTATTTTAATACATTGACCAAGTTCATCAACATATCTGCTTATGATGGTATCTTCAAATGAAATTGAGTTTCCAAATGTATAACTATTTATTATTTTGCATAAATTTGTTATTCTATTGACAGCCAATAAGCCGGTTCCATTAAAGGGTTTTACATATACATTAAATGCACTTTCAAACAATGAAAACATATCGTTGAAGGTGTATCTTATACCATTTGTTAAATCTATAACACTACCATTTTTTGAAAATCCTTCATTGCCGTTTTCGGTATTTATACTGAAGTATGTTTTTGATATTAATCCAACAAGTGGTATGACAGCGAAAAATATATCCTCTTCTAGTGTTACAGAATTAACAATAAACCCCTTTACAGTTAACATGTTTGAATTTGTGTTAAAGGTTGCCAACATGTCACCAACTCTTCCTATTGAATCAATCTCACCACCTATAAAATCTTTAAATGGTATTCTTCTAATATGTCTAGACTCAACTGATGTACCTGCAGAATTAAGTTCTATCGTAAATAAAATTAGTTCGTTGTTTTTAATATCACTTAATACTGTAAGATATCTTTGATTGTTTCCGGTTATTATACCGTGTTCATTTCCACCCAGTTTAACGAATGCCAATATATCAAAATCTGTTTTTTCCATCGATGGGTTTGTTTGAGACTCACTTATTAAACCAAAAACAAATTCATCTGTTGTTATAGTTATTTCTGCTGATTTTTTAATAGCAAGTTTACCATCTGGTTTTAAATAACATATTGCACCCTCAGAAAAAGTATTTGAACTAAATCTAAAAATATCACCTCTTATTTCGTTAACCAACATCATGCTGGCCAATTCGACTTCTGTTCCATTATCATATATTATAGTTGTATATTCAGAAACGGCATCATTGGAAAAATCGGTTGAATATATTTTAGACACCTTTTCACCAGAGCCATTTAGCCCAATAACCATACATTTAACAATATTTGTATAGGAGTCAAATATTTGGTCATATGAAAAAATTGATGTTAGCCCTATACTATCCGGTGATGCCGTGTTGGTGGACATCACATATTCTAGCGTATCAAGGGTTGTATCGTATACATATTTAACAACATACATATGTCCGGCTGATGATAATGTGGACACAACTATATAAAATCTGTTTTGGTTCAGCATGTCTAGATATGCATATATTTTTGGTTTTAAATTTTCAGAAGCAAGTGGTTGTGGCCACCATGATGAATTTTCAACTATTCTATCCACAACTTCATTTTCATCAATACCCTTTGCTGTTATCAAGAAAGTATCTTTATTTGATTTTCTAGTCCATAAAACATCAATAAATGGAAATCCCTCTTCTTGATTTGGTCCAACATCACTTCTAAATGAATCTATTGCACCACCCGCTTGAGATGTACCAGTAAAGAATGATGATATATCAGTGTCTCTAATATATAACGTTGGTATATTTATTTTATTGGCCCTATTTATTACACCACTTTCATAAATCATATTTTCATGATAAGATGAATTGGTGCGTATAATGCTATTGCTGTTTTCCAAAGTACTGTTTATTTTTAACCTTGTTTTTGGCATATCATCTGTTAATTCTATTTTATTATCATCGTATATTGACACTTTATACTCCTAATTAACCAACTAAAAACATTGCTGGGAATTTGTATCTAGCCTCTAGTTCTTCCTCTTGCTTGTCCATTTCTGTCCTACCCTCATCCATTATTGAGCTATAATTAACTGTAACACCAGATTCAAGAACAACCTCACCAAATTTCATCATAGAAAAACCCCACTGATATTTACATAGAGCCAAGGCATATTTTCTGATCCACAAATGTTTAGCAAATGCAGAATCATTAAAATCAAGTTCAACTACAACATCAAGTGCCAATTTTGAACCTATTTCTGGCTTTGGATTGATATGTAATTGTTTGTTTATTGTTAACTCATATAAAACCCTTTCCTTTGGGTTCATAGTGCCCATATAACTATCAAAAATGGTTTTGGTTACCATATCAAAACTTCCTGATGTGGATGAATATCTTATGGAATTATTACACATTCCATTCCATGCTATGTTTTCATTTCCATTATATGAATTAGTTATATTATTTCCATTTAATACACCAACCACTGTTTTAACATTATCCGGTAAAATTATTTCATTGGATGTGACCTCATGTAAAAGCAATGCTCTATTTGTTGAACCTATACCACTACCATCTATATACTCTTCAATGGCATCGTCTATTGAATCTTCCAACTGGTCTCCAGTTATTTCTTGGTCAACTATTGGGTGGCCCAATTTTCTCAAAATCCAGTTTTTTAAATCGTCTCTTGTCTGTATTCTAGCCATTTATTTCAACCTATTGTCCAAAAACTTGTGAAAAATTACCTGAACTTAAATCTGATATTGAGTTGTACCACGCATATGCCTCTTCCAAAACATTACCTAATTCACCTAAAGGGATTTTTTTTGTCATTAATGGTTTCAATGATATTGTAAATTCTTGCATTGATGAAGTATTACCTCTGTCAAATTCTGGATTTGAAACAGAGCTTAATACAGCATCAATAATCTTCCACCCAGCAATTGGGTTTCCATTTGTATCATACTGTATTAATTTAAATGAAAATGGGTATGTGTTTGTGATAAGTTTACCCTCTGCATTATAATAACTTTGTGCCTCATGTAATGCAACGAACATGTCATGTGCAATTTGATTTGATGAATTATAAAATCCCAATGATATTTCACCATGATTCTGTTTACCTGCTTTTGAATAAACCAATCCATTGTGTTCTACATCTATCAACTCGGTTTCCGACGCAGGAATTGGCACAGTTTTACATAACATCATAGCCCTGTCTATTAAAGAATAATCAATAGGATAGTTGAGTTTATTCATTACATCAATAAGTCCACCTAAAGATATATCAAAGCTATTGTTTCTTAATCCTTCACCTAATTCTTCATTAAATGTTTTAACAGCCATATTTTTCTCCTAAATACTAAATATTACACATCTATTTACATGCCATCTTAAAGCTTAAATAAAGTCATTTCATTTGACCATATTCTATTTGAATCAAATCTATGCACTAGTTTGATTATAAATCTTAATTCCACCAATCCATTTTTTTGTATATCAACACTTTTCATTAACTTGTTATTGGATGAACCAACATCAACCGTGGTTAATAAATCTCTATTTAAAAATGAAGTTCTTGTAACACTTCTCTTAAAAATGGGTGGAGACTCTATGGCCATTTCATTATTAGACAAAAATTCAATATATGAAAAGTCCTTTTTACCTGAATCCCATATAGCCCTTTTATATCCAAACATACCGTTATCATAAAATTTGAAATAATCAAACATAGAACCAAATTTTGTCTGATAATCGTTATTATCCATATCCAACACCAATGACGCCTTAATACCATTATCATTAAACATTTCATATATGTTATTGACAACAAACATATCAAGCGTCATGTACCCAACAACTGAATCATCATCATCGAGTAGTTCCCTTATTGATTCCCCATGTGTTTTATTTGATGGTGTTAAATATTCATTATGTGATTCACCACTTTTAACTATTTTGTAAGGACATTTGTTGTCATCTAAAATGTGTGATATCAAAGAGCCGGTTGAACCATCTTCAAGATACAAACATTTGTTATTTGAGAACAGTTTAAAAGAGTTTGAGTCAATAAATCTTAAATTAACAATTCCATTACGCTTGTCCATTTTGTTTGATTCATTGTTTGTTGAAATGCCGGTTATAAAAAATTTGTACTCTTGTGTATTTGTATTATCTATCATTTCAACTGTCAACAACATTGGAGTAAAAGCCTTTGATAGGATAAAGTTTTTGTTTGATATAGACAGTAAAACATTCCCATATGTGTATATTGAGTCTATGCTTTCAACAATAGTACAATCCATAACACTATTTGATATGTCAATATTGTTAAGTTTGAATTTACTACTTATTTTATTATTTAGAGTCATAAAACACCAAAAATGTCCATAAATATTTATGTTATTAGGATGGAGAACACATGGCATTATGGGATGAGCAGGCTGACAATAAATCTGAAAATAATATAAATAAGTATGTTAGTTTAAACAATAGAAACAATAAAATGGGCAAAATTGTTAAAAGATTATCCAATGAATCAATAGGTTTATTTGCGGTTGATGTTTATTATATTTGTGTTGATAAAATGACATCAGATAATGTAGACCAAATTTTAATGGAAAAAAATAAAAACATATATTCAAATGTACACTTCATTAGAATGAAAATAGATGGTGGCTCAATAGAGGACAGTGAAAGAATATATGCAAGGTTTGGGATGGAGATAGAAAGTAAAACAAAATTTTTAATAGGTATAGATGTACTTGATGATATTTTAGGAAGAAAACCATTATCCAATGATTTAATAATTCATGAACCATCAAACAGAATATATAAGGTAACAAGTGTAAGAGATGAATATTCAGAAAACAAGTTTGCTGGTGGTAACCTATACATATATGAATTAAGCTGTGTTAAATATTCTAAATCTGAATCAGATGAGTTTAGGATACAAAGTATTCCAATGAATGAATTAAATAACTTGAATAACACCAATGATTTAACAGTTCAACCCACAATAGATAAAGATATAGAAATAGATAATATAGACAAAACTGAAGATGATCCATTCATATAAAGGAGATTTAAATGTCCAATGAAATATATCAAAATTTTAAAATAATTCTTGGGAGTGGTTTAAATATTCCATCTTCCGGCACTGATTTCGACCAAAACATATATCTTGGTATGACAGATGACCAAAATCTAACATGGGAACAAATAAAAAACAATGCAGGTTCGGCATACATCAAACTAGATAAAATAAAGGTTTGTAAAAATATCCTAGATAGCGAATCCGACACACCCGATTTCACAAAAAATGATGTTGGGTTCAAATTTTTAACTAGTTCTAATTATGATTCGATAAATGAAGTAATACAATCAATAAACCCATCTGATTATTATGATGATACCCACAAATATTTTGTTTATTTTGAGACATCTGTTAGCATAGTAGAATTGTTAAATGTATTGAGTATAACAAAATTAACATGCTTTTTTCTATTTTTTGTTATATCCAAAAATTCAATAAAACATGAATATAGTGACTTTGATATAGAACAACCGAAACTTAATTATCCTTTATTATTAGAAAACATTGAATTTCTGCCTATATCCAAAGAAATATTATTTGCCAGTAGCCTAGATAATCTTGAAACTGTATCACAAGAATTTTTTAAATATTGTGGGTTGTATGAGATATAGGAGATCGAAATGACATTTTATGATACCTTAAAAAAAATAACATACAGTGATTTTGAAATATATGATGTTTACACAAAACCATTTGATATTGATGTCCTTTTGGATGTAATAAACAAAAAAGATGTTGGATATAATGAGAGAATAGATACACTGGCCGAAAAAGCACTTGGTGATGATAAATTGTTTTGGTTGTTGGTGTTGTTGAATAGAGAAACAATTCAAAATCTTTTTTGGATAAATCCAAGTATATATTCTTTAATTGAATCGCACAAAAAAAATATGAAGTTGGAACCAGTTGAAATGATAAAAAGTGGCGTACTTAACTCTATAAACAATTTGATATTAGTATCATCAAAAGCACTTAAAGCAATTGAATTTGGTAACATCACAACAGCATCTTATTTCAAAGAGTACAATAAAATGTTCATAAATTTAATGAAAAATCTTAAATTACATATAAACAAATTACCATCAAAACATGATATTGAAATATTTGATAGTTTGGAGCATGATAATTTAAACACATATAAAAAAGAGGTGTTGATTGCAATAAAAGAATCAAACCAGATAATACAAAGTATAAATATAGAATATAATGATTTAGATTATCATAACAGTGACATATATACTTTAAATAATGGATACGAGATAGACTCAATTAAAGATGAAATACACACCTTAACAAATATTATGAAATATATTGTTTGGTGGAGTAATGATTTAATAGATTACAAGGCAACCAATACAATGTTAAAATAGGTCTATCTATATCTACTTATCTGTTTAGGTGTTACAATTGATAATATTGACCCGTCTTGGTCATCAAGGTTGTAAATATAACCATTCACCCTAATTTCTTCAGAAGCCATATATATAGAAAATTCACCACTAACAAACATATTGTAAAATTGTTTGGCCTTATTTGTCATTCTCTCATCTGCCTTAATATTGTCAAGTATTTCTTCTACTATATGGTCTGGTAAATTAATATCACCATTAATAACATCCTCTTCCATATCATCCAAACTAATATTTCTCTTACCATTATATAAAAAATGAGTACCCGCCCAAAACATGGCACAATATGTTGAATATGTTTTGGCATCAACAGATTCATCCTTTCTTACTAATTTTTGTGAAATATTTCTTCCTTCATCCTTTCTTTTTTTAATGTATTTCATGGTATCCTCCTATTATACATATCTATTTATTGTACTTGTGTCAAAATAAAATGACTTGTCTTTTAAATGCCTGTTCAAGGATTTGTTCTTTATTTAATAGCTTTATTGTCATTAAATCTCTGTTATATTCACTATAATTTTCATGGGTTGTAATAGACAGTGCAAGCATTAAAGCCATTGCTATATCATCATATTTTCCCTTTATTGCACCATATGATTTATTTGGATGTTTAACAAAAGTTGATAATTCATCAATAGTTTTAATGTAATTTATTTCAATCCAACCATTTAACATATGTGTATTTAAGTTGTCAATAATTCTTAATTTTGAACCTTTATTTGTATTAAACCCAAACTTCTTTCCATCAAATGTAACCAAATTTGGAAATTGTAATTTTGTTAGATTATCAATAAAGATTTTACCCATATTGTTATCTTCTATTATGGTCATGGCATTATTATATTCAACAGATATCCTCATTACAGCCAATGCAAGTGCATCATATGTGAATTCATTTTTTCTCCATATTCGTGCAATCCTAAAAGGTTTTTCTGTCATGTCCATAACATATATTACCGCATAATCACCACCAACACCATCCGACAAATCAACACCAATTGAATATCTATTTCCTTTAACGGGTTTGGAAAAAATAACCTCTTTATCCTCAAAGTTGATAATTGGTGTTTTTATGTCGTATGATTCTAAAATTTCTTTTGAAAATAATGAATTGCTTAATAAGATAAACTTGTTATTGTATTCTTGCTGGAATATATTCTCTCTATTTGCCTCATCTGGTATATCGGCTTTAACAGATTTAACCCAAGCCTCATCCGCATGTGGTAATTCAGTATATGGAACCTCTATATAGCCATAACCATCAAGTATACCTTTTTCGATATCCATCTTCATTTTATACATTTGCTTATATCCTTTTGGTGTAGAAGAATATACTGCTTTATGTGATTTAACAGATGAAAGTGTAGGCATCGCAGACCTTATCAGGGCATCCCAAGCATCATTGTCATAATGATCCATTTCATCCATTAATATTAAAGAGATTGTTTCACCTCTAAGAGTGTCCTCTTTTGGTATATCAGTTAAAACCCTTGCACCATTAGCAAGCTCTATTGTTTCAGTATTCCATGTTACGACCGGCATTTGCATCCATAGAGGTAACTTTGAATAGATGTCTTTAGCCCTTCTTAATATTTCTTTTGTTGCCTTTGAACTATATGATATAACACCAACAATTTTATCTGGGTTGTATAAAATAAAATGTACCACCATTAAAGCAAGTAAAAGGGATTTACCGGCCTGCCTTGTTGTGTTTATTAGAATTTTTTGATTTTCTTGATACATGTTAAGAATTTTAACTTGATAATCTCTTAACTTTATTAAAACTTTTCCATAATCCCCATGTACCACAAAACAACTTTTTTCCGCCCAACCCAATATGTCATCTTCATATCGCATCATATATTCAAGTCTATCAGGCGTCATTGCAACATCTGGATGGTCTGGGTCTGTATTTTCACCTCTTAAACCTTTTTGTCCATTGTAAAATTTCAATTTTTTAACTTTAATGGTTTTTGATTGTTTGTTTCCAACTCTTCTTTTAGGTAAAGCCATTATTTACCCCCATTGATGTTTTGTATCTCTTCTATTGTTGTTTGTTTATTGTATAATTTTCTATGTGTTTTTCTATAATCAATATTATGGAACTTACAAAATCCGGCCAATGAAACCAACTTTCCATTGGGTAAATATATCTCATACGTTGTGGATTTGTGCTGTTGATTTTCAATGTTTGTTACCCATTTGCAATTTTCTTTGGTATAATTTCCATTGTTATTTATTCTGTCTATCTGTAAACCTTCTTTATAGGTTGGTCCCATATCTTCATAAAACCCTTTGAAAGTTTTCCATTTATTATCATAGGTTATGCCCCGTCCACCATATCTGTGATATCTGTTATCTTTTGGGTTGTCGCATCTATACCTTAATGAATTCCACATTGCATATAAGTTGGTTTTAGACATTCCATGGGTTCGCATCTTATTAACACATCCACATGATTTAACTTTACCACTTTTTATCCTGCTATACCTTTGGAATTTCACGTTTCCACACTGACACTTCATTTCGGCATGTACATTTCTGCCTCTAACTTCGTACCTACCAGTTGTTGTCATTATGCCGTATTTTTTGTTGGGTTCTATTTTTGCTTTATGTCCAATCATTGATTGTCCCCCGTTTAGTTTCGTATTTATTTATTAATGTAAGAAGAACATAAGGAGTGTACCCCCTTTGCCTCTCCTTGCACGGGATTAAACGGATACGACCAAATGTGTTATGTGTGTTATTTTGTGTAAGGGAAATTAAAGAGATGGGTGTGCTGTTTATTGTTGTTTAGATTATTTTAGTCTACTTTAACTGATGAATAAAATACCAAATGAATTGATTTAGCTTTTGGTTTATACCAAATGATAACTTCTGCCGTTATAATCTCTTCTTGAATTATAGATTCTGTATCAATAGCATAATCGGCAATTCTACCTTTTCCACCAACACCCTTAAACACCTTTAAATAATCATTTATTTCATCATACAATAAACTTCTATCTGATGGTGTATTGTCTTCAAATCTATAAGATTCAACTCTAAACTTAAGTTCATTTTCAATCTGATTTGCCAACATTCTTGTTGATGCATTTTTATATGGTGAATTTGTTGTTAAATCAGTTTGGTCTGCATTTATGTAATATTTTGACCCACCAATTGCTTGAATAGGGTTTAATTGTCTTACATAAAGCTCATTAGCATTAATCTTATCAAATGGAACAAACAACATTTTCTTATATCCACCAATAACGCCTCTTGTAACGCCTGAAGCCGATTTATTTCTACCATGAACTTTAATGGTTTCAATAATATTGGCCAGTGCAAGAACTGATACTGGTAAAATAATGTCTTCACCTTGTTCTTCTGTATCCTCAACTGTTATATATGTTGAAAATGTTCTATACTTATCAACATCCGTTCCAATACCAAATTTGTTTCTATCAGCAAATAATTGTAAATTAGCCTGAATATTGTTTGTGTCAAAAATTCCATAATATGGTGCATTGAATATTCCAAATGTATCCAGTTTGACATCTTTTCTTAATAATACATTATGTACACCTTGGTTTAGTGTTGTCAACTCGCTTAAAGTATTTCTACCAGTTCCAGTCATAACAATTGGTGTGTCTATTGTTTCATCAGCAAAAACTTTATATGCATTGGAAACATCTGAAATGCTAACATTACCATCATCACCATTATATAACACAGTTTCAGCATTTAAGTTTGATAAATTCAATTCTGCAGTGTTCATAAAGATTGAAACAAATGAACTAAAATTTTTTGTCTTGACTTCAATGTTGTATTGTGAACCATCATGATCCAATGAATCTTTTGGTGCTTTGGCTGACAATATATGCTGTTCTGTTGTTGAACCATTAGTAAATACACCAAGAATTTCAAAAGATTCTAATGTTCTATTTTTAACAGATTTTTTTAAAATTGGTGAATTATTGACAATTGTTGAACCATATAATTTAACAGAAAGGCCATTAGCCCATGCACCCGCTGTATTACCAACAACAAAAATTGAATCTGGTGTTAATGCTAATTGTGTTTTAACCCTTTCTTGAAAACCATCATCTAAAATATCATATAACCCAGTTGTTTGACCGTATGTAACACCATATGAAACAAAATCAATATCTTCACCTAATACAACTCTTCCAACTGGTGAACCGCTTTCATCTATTGAATAAAAGGTGTTTAAAGAGTTTGTCAATGTATAGTTTGTTGTTACAGACCCATTAACTTGTCTTAATGTTTCTGCCCCAGTAAATGTTAAAAAGGTTTCAGACCTAATCTCAACATGATTTCCCAATGAGTCAACAAATAAAGATTTGAGTATTTTAACGGGTGTTGTTGAAGGCTCAATGGTATGGGTTGCGGATAAAACAAGTTCAACACTTGAATCATCAACAATGGTTGTACTAAAGAAGTATTCAACACTCAAATCAAAGGTTAACACATTATTTGGTGACATCTGTGTTATTGTATTACCTGATCCAGCGGGTGCAACCGGTGTATTGCAAGTAAATATTATATTATCCCCTTCAATATTCACAATGTTAATAGGTATTTCAGAATCTATATTGTTTTGAAAAAAATACCTTGTATATCCATATGCCACAGTTAATGCTGTATTAAAAAATTCAGAAACAACACTGGTTCCAGTCAATGGTGCAACTATTTCTATCTTTCTTCCATTTTTGGAATCTGTTAACACTAAAAAATCTGATTCAATTGTTGCAATAATTTCACCACCCATTCCAGCATTTATTAAAGCCAATAGGTTGGCCGGTGATAACACAGCATCTAAACCAATATCTGTTTGAACACCATCCACTTTAATACCTATACCATCACCAGAAGTACCTGTATATTCTGTAACATCAACATCACCAGTTAGTTTGGCCTTTGCAACTGTTTCAGTAAGTGTATTTTCTGTTTGATCAACCTGCATCTTGTATGTTAAATCGGATAAATTAGAAAGTGAAATATTTACATATGCTGATTTTGTACCATCAATTTCAAATGCTCTAGATACAAGCATTCTATTTGTAGCCTTTAACATTGTTTTAAGCATATGAAAGCTTCCTTTTGTTTCAGGGGTAACACCACCCAACACGTTTCTAACATCATTTATGTTTTTAATTGGCATTGCAAGACCAATATATCCTTTTTCAAAAATCCCAGCATAGGCAACATTAAGTACTGTGTTCTTTTCTTGAACCGGAATTTTTAAATCTTTTTCAGATACATATGTATCTGGTAATTGTAGTATTTCAGCCATTTATTACTCCTATAAATAAATCCTCTCTTTATGATATTTATATTGCTTTATTTGGATTTAAAAACTTTATTCCAAGACCCATCCGTTGACTCTTTATCACCTGATGGGGTTGATATTTCTGACTGTATTAGGGCAGTATTTGATACTAATCTAGCTGATAATACGGACACGTGTAAACCTGATATTGGGTCTACATAAGTTGGTGCTGTTAGATTGGCTCTTGATATAGCTAACTCCAAATCTGGTATTGAGTTTGGATTTGATAAACTACTATCGGGTAAATCAGATGAACCACCTATGGGAAAGGTTTTACCCTTTACACCTTGTGCGTTTATTGTGTCTTGTGTGTGAGTGTTATATTTATTTATAAACGAAAACACAATATCTTTTAAATCGTTTAACTGCGTTAACAAATTTTTATATCCTTCACCATCTAAACTCAAATCAACATTTCCATCTATTCTTAGATTTATATTTTCACCTTCATATTTTTTAATTATGCCATATGTCTTGTTTATTTCATATACAACAGAACCAGAAATATCTTTAAGTGCTTCATTTGGTGTATCAATTAATTCATCAACAAAACCTATTATCACTGGTTTCGTGGGTCTATTGTTTATCAACACACACCAAACCCAAACACCAACTTTAAGAAATTCTTTTATCGAAACACCTATACCAGCATTTAAGGGGTTTGATAAAGCCAGTTTGGCCTTTGGATAGTGTTCGGGTATAATATTAAAAGATGGGTCAAAAAAATCCATTAGTGAAACCCTAAACTCATTCTTTTTAATGTTAGCATACTCTATCTTTCCTCTATAAATCATCTAATACCCCATGCTTCATCATAACATTTGTTTTTTTTATAAAATTTTTAAGCTCTCTAATTTGTTCATACTGGGTGTTTCCATCGTATTTTTTAATTAAAGACATAAACCTTTTATATTCTTTAAACGCCTCTTTTGATTCATCATAGATGATTCTTTCTAAATCAATCTCTGTTTCACTATATCTTACTACTGTCATTGTATATCTCCTTTATTAGACCTATATCTTTTTATTTTTTCAAAAGGACCCAACGATTCTATTTTTTTAACCTCATCCTCATTAAGCTTGATATTATGTTCTTCAATTATGGTGGTGGTTGTTTTGGATGTATCTATTGTTATTGGGGCTGAACCCTTTTTAAAAAACTTGAATATAAATCCACCAAATATAATACCAATTAAAACTCTTAAAAAATTTTTAAACATTTGTACCCCCATGCTTAAATCTATAAGCTTATAAAATTCAAAACATCATCATCTATCTCATCTAAAACAAGATGTTTTAAACTTTCATGAATGAATAATTTTTCAACCGCAGTTATTGAACCATTTTTACTATCTAAAGAACTAATATGCTCTTTATTCCACACACAGACAAAATCATCTGGGGCATTGAACTCTGTTATAAATACAATATGTGTTTTTGATTTTTCTCTGCACCACCCCCAAAATTTATAACTGTCAAATTTAGGTACCCCTTTATACTTTCTTGTTCCGCTGTAAGGTGGGTCGCAATAAATGACTGAATTTTTAGGTATTTCCAACTCATCATATGAACAATGAATTAATTTAACATCTTTCAACCCACCTGATTGTTTAACAGCACTGTTATATGCCTGTTTAACGTAATCTCTATCTTTAGTGTTGGTAGCCCACGAATCAAATAATATAGAGCCAAATGAAAGTGTAAATCCAATATACCCCATTAGTGGTGATGTTTCACCATTTTTATACCTATTTTTCATTTCTATATAATCATCTTTATCAAACTCTTTGGCCGTTTTTGGTATATCATTTAAAAAATCCCTTATCATTATTAAAGCATTTATTGAGTGTATATTATAATCAGACCCTATTCTATCACCATCAACATGAGCTATCATATTTCCACCACCAACAAACGGTTCAACCCACACATCGTCTTTACGCCTATGCTTTAACATTATTGGTAATATGTCTTTTACTATTCTTGTTTTTGAACCCATGTATTTCAAAGAAATCCCCCTAATAAAATAACATTTTAACACTTTTATGTTATTTTTAACAATTCAATTCTTCTGTTTAATATCTCCAGATATGTTAACATTACATTATTTTGTAATATTAGGAGTACCCTTGTCTCCTTGTCTAATGTTTCAAAAAGTTTACCATCTAGAAACGTCTTTAAACCATTTTGTTTGATGGCCAAATCGTCTCTTTCCCTAATAAGTCTTGCCTTAAAGTCATCCACATCAACCTCCATGCTTAAATCTATCTACATATATCAAATGTTAAAACAAAGAAAACGCCTTTCCTTGCACGGAACGAATTTGATCGTGTATCATGTCGTATCCGTTTAATCCCGTGCAAGGAAAGGCAAAGGAGATACATCGTGTTTTATTCTCCATCGTCTTCTCCATCATCTTCATCATAATCGTATGTTCCGCCCTCTTTATACCACCAAAACCCGTCCTTTTTTTCCTTTATAACTTGTTCTTTCATTTCCGCCAATTCAGCCTCGGTAAACCCCAATATTGTTTTTGTAACATATTCCATGGAAAAAATTGGCATTCTATCTTCATTGTTTGAATCTGGTAATCCCAAATAATCTTTTATGTCATCTAAAAGTTCAACCATACCCTTTATTTTGGCATGTCTAATTCTTCTTTCATAATGTTCATCCTCTGAATATTCAAATGTAAATGAGTTTAAATGTTTTTTAAATGTATCATCATCATCTATATCACCTGACAATAAATGGTCTTTGAACATCTCCAAATTTACTTTAGAAAATGAATATCTCAAATCCATAATATATTTTCTGAAATCTCTTTCATCTTGTGACATATCCTCCATATTTCCATTTAAATAAATATCACCACCACCTTCTTCTTGGTCAGCCCTTTGCATTGGTACTGCCATACTTTCGTTTAAATCCCTAATAAACATCTCAACATCTTCAATGTCACTTATATTGACATCTCCACCAACTGTATCAAGTTCAGTGTTTTTATTTTCATGTCTAGAAAACCAAAAGTTTTCACTCATCAATGGCTTATTGGCACCTGCAATTATTCCATCCTCATCAAAAAATCTTTCTAAATTATATTCATTTTTATATCTATTAATTAGTGAAAACGCTGTATCTGGATCCATTTTACCAACATCAATATAGACCGCATATCTCAACGGTGCCCTAACAATTCTGTGTATCATTAATGAATTTTTAAGCATGTTCAGCTCATATGCTATTTTCATGCTTCTATGTAAATGTGAAACAGGTGTTATTCCATCATATTCACCAGAAACAACAAAAATAATGTCGTCTTTTGGTACATCTTCATTCTGTTTGGTGGATAAATTTCTAACAATCCAATTAAATTCATTTCCTATTTTATCAACATAATGTTTAGTGATATTAAATGGGTGTATGACATCATATGACATTATACGACCCTCTTCTCTTATTTTTCTAATATATAATCTTCCATCAACAAACCACTGTTTAAACATTGCCTTTAATTCTCTATCGTAATCATCCATTGATTCTAAAAATTCTGTGTATTTTTTTGTATATTTTTCCTTCATGACCTTTGTTATGTTGTTTGGTTCTCTAAATTTCAATTTCATTAAAGGCTGTTCATAATTTATGATAATACATGCATTTACAATTTTTCTAATTCTTGTTGAAACGTCTGAAAATGTAGCCATCGTTCTATATTTAAGTATGAGTTCTTTATGGTCTTGATATGTGTGATAATCAAAATTCCCATACATTCTGTTTGTTTCAACAGTTGGTGCTATATTATCATAATCATGATTTACTTTGGCCTCATCATATCTAGATTTTTTTATTTCTTTGTTGATTTTATTGTTCTCTATATAATCAATATTATTGTTGTTATGCCTTCTACCCATTTTCATGATTAAACTCCATTAAGATATTACCAAACTCTCAAAGTTATTTATATGTTTTTTGGTTAGTTTGTTTCTATGTCGTATATCCATTTTCTGGATATACATTCTATTAGATATTTTTTACCGGATCCATTTCTTATTGATCTTTTAGCATTGAATCCGGTATTATATGAAATAATGGCCTCTTTTATATTTCCACCATGTCTTTTGATTAACCTTTTAATATATAAAACACATAAATATCTATTTATTATTGGATTAAGCAAAATATAATGAACACTATGTGTTTCTATTTTATGAAGTATCCACAACTTTATAACTTTATTTTTTACTAATTTGTTTATTATGTCAAGTGCCGTTTTTATCCTGATTTGACATAATCCAACAGAATAATTATCAATAAATTTTTTATCACCTATTAACTCTGGTCTATTTCTTGTCTCTTGATATGAAATAAGCCTAGATACATCATACGCCACACTGTTTTTATTGTTTTCTATTGCCATTAAGAAGTATATTAGGATTGAAATCATGCCTTGGCAACCCCACAATCTTTAATGACCCTATTAACACCATGATATATTTCCCCATCAGTATAATGTTTGTTTAGATTAATTAACTTTTCTTCATGTGTTATTATTGTTGTTAAAAAAAGTTTTGACCCATTATTAACATTGTTAATGGTTCTACCCCCATCTGTTAAAATAAAGCCTCTATATGTGTCATCACCTTGTTGCTTTATAAACTCCATCATTTCCAATAAAAATGCTTTACCTGTTTTATATGTGTTATGTTTTAACACTATTATTTGATTATTATTATTCATCATTAAATAAACAATATGAACCATTTTAATAAAACTTTGACCATCTCCTGACTTCCACCCAAAGTCATTACTTGGTGCTTTAATAAATTTCTTTTGCTTCTTGTTAAGTTTGATTTCACCACCGTTAAAAACAAGAGACTTAATGAATTGCATTAACTCATTATTTCTTTTTAGAAATCCAAATAAAAATAGTATAAAATTTAAAATTTTACTCATAATGGTGTCCTCCATAAATTACCGTTAATATTTATTAGTATATGCCCAAATTTATTAATACAGCATCATATTGTTTTTTTATATTAAAATCATATACAGCCGTTATTCCGTTGGCCTTCATTACTTGTATTAATTGATTCCAATCCTCTTGTGGTTTCCAATCAATTAGACAGTCTTCATACGCCATTCTGGTAAGTGGATCCATCTTTTCCAAATCACTATATTTAATAGTTGGAATTGGGTCTATTATAATATCCTTTGTTTCATCTGACACTATAGCTGATGGGTTCCAATATATGAAATTACCCTCTTCATCTTTGTCTATTCTTAATCCCATAATTTTTGCTAATTCATTATTACTTACACTATAATCATCCTTAACTATTGACAAAATGTATCTATTGCTTGATAAATCATATATAACATTTGATGACTTCTTTGACGTGAACTTTTTACATATAATATCATAAACCTTATTTGTAATATCGTATGTTTTATTGGATTTATCATCCTTAACTATTAGTCTATCTTGAATAAGGTCAATATCAATCATTTTCCAGTACTCCCAAACCCCTTATTACCTCGTTTAGTCTTTTTTGTTATAACACCCTCATAAAGTCTAACCTTTAAATCACGATGTAACACCAATTGACCAACTCTTTCACCTATTGATATGGTATAATCTTCTTTTGATGAATTATATATCAAAACGCCCCAATATCCTGTGTAATCAGAATCTATTAAACCAAGTTGAACTTGTATACCAATTTTACTAAGCCCACTCCTTGGCCTGATATCACCATATACCCCCCTTGGTAGTTGAACCCTTAAACCACTATTAATAAATTTTGTCTCGCCTGATTTTATTGTTTCATTAACATCAGATAATATATCAAGACCAGATGCCTCCTCACTGCCAAGTCTTATCCTTGACAAATCATTCACAACAACAATAGGCTCTTTTAACATGTTTTCAATTTCATGTGCATATTTAAACAATATTTTGATTTTTTTAATTACTCCCATATAAACACTCCTCATTTAAATTAATGTTATTCATTATCTTTTTTATCAATTATTTCAAAAACTTGACTCAAATTAATCTTTCTTGTTTTAGCATATTTGGATCTGGATTTGTCTCCCTTTTTTTTGTATTTAACATATCCATCAAGTTCATTATCATCTCTAACCCTATATTCACCTTTATTATCTGTTGTTAGTCTATACTGATTTTCCTTTCTTTTACCCTCTTTTATTATCATCCCAATAAAAACTCTTTCAACTGTTGTTGTCATATATGAAAATACCGATTTTGTCAAATCTAATTCATCAATTAATGTCCATTTTTTTATTAGCATGAAATATGCCTCTTGGATCATATCATCAATAAAGGTATACCCACTAAAACATCTTTTTCTGGCCATATTAATCGTTATTTGATATAAATATTTTTGTAACTTAATGGTTGGTTCATTGTTTGGATTATTTCTTGATAATGCCATCTCTTTTCTTATCAAATCTTGTGGTATATTCACTTCATATCCTTACAAAAAATTAAAACATATTTTAACATTTAGATTTAATATTGGTCAATTTATGTTGGCTCTATTTGCAAGAATATCCATTATACCAGCTTTTTTAAGCTTACCAATACCATTAAATGTTTTACCCTCACTAAGTGATTTTGAGATATCAATCTCGTCTATATTAATATCAGAAATGTTTATATGAATCATATTGCCACCATTATCAGTAAAAATAGATATTCTTGAATCATTTAATTTTGGTCTTACAGAAATAAATGCACCACCACGCTTCATTATATGAACATACATATCTCTATCTCTAAAATTTATTTTTTAAAACATCTATGCTAACACCTTCCTTTCTTAGAAAATCCATGATACCTGACTTCATAAGGTCTTCAACATCATTAAACCCTTTAGATATACCACAATCTATTCTTGTGCTTTCACAATCAATTAAAATATGATTTAAAGGAAAAACAATAGAACCCGATACATATTCCGGTTTAGTTGAACAAACAACAATATTTCTTTCATCTCCCTCAAAAACATATCCACCACCATGCATCATTATACCGTTAAATATCTTTTCTTTCAATGACACCAGCTCCATTTTTGTTAATTTATCATTGCCTATTGTAACACTAGCAATTTCTCCAATGAAAGGATTTTCATATAAATGTTTTCTATGGATTGCAACATTTAAAAGCAATAAATATCCAGTTAAATCTTTTATTGTGTCATCATCCTCAAATTCATGTCCTTGCATTAACCTATTTATCTTATCATCAATCCTCATCCTTATTTGTTCAATTGAGTTTGTTTTACTAAAAACATTAATAGGGTTTAATGCACTGTCTCCATATGATTTGTTTTTTTTAATCAAAAAGTCTTTAAACTCATTTAAAACCTGTGTTAAATCATTTTTAAACTGTTCATGTTTTAATTTAATATCATTAACATTGTTGGTCATATCGACCTCCTCAAAAGTGTAAACAATTTTAACATACTGATGGAGTGTTTATCAATTTATACTTTTTAATGTG